TGATACTAGTGAGTCCTTTGGTCTCCCTGCTACTGCTGATCTTATGTTTGCCCTTATTTCTACTGAAGAGTTGGAGGGGCTAGGTCAAATTATGGTCAAACAATTGAAAAATCGTTATAATGACCCGACAGTATTCAAGCGTTTTGTTGTTGGTATTGATCGTGCAAAGATGAGACTTTATGATGTGGAGCAATCCGCACAAAAGGATATAGTTGACAGCGGACAAGAAGAGGAGTATACTTACGAAGAAAATAAACCTAAAAAATCATTTGAGGGATTTAAATTTTGATGCAAATTTGGTAGAAAAAAATGATCGAATCTATTGATAGTAAATGGAAAAAATATACTACAATCAATAATCAAAATTTTGAGATTATTGACCATGGTATAGGAAAAACTGTGGTTTTTAAAGATTTTTTAAAATATCCTGATAAATTTAAAAGTTTATTAGAATCTTTTCCATATTTTGAAAATAATGATAATGGATTTGTACCTAGACCTGGAAAATCTTTTGGATTTTATTGGACATCTCAGCAAGTTCTTTCTAATTTTATTGGATCTTCAATTGCTTCCATCTTTAATGATCCTGAAATAGAATTTCAATGTACTGATTTTTATGTGAATTGTTTTAATGGTGATATGAAAGCAAATCATATAAATCCACATTTTGATATTGTTCCTTCCGATTTTAATTTTACTCAACCTACTATGCCAACCTGCATAGTTTCAAATCTTGGATTAACCAAGAATATGAAAGGTGGAACTGGATTTTGGTCATTTAAGGGAAAAACCTGTCTTTATGATATTGGTCAAGAAGATGGTGAGGAATTTATGAAATTTATTTCTGAAATCAAATGTAACGGAAATTGGGAGCAAATAACTAATATTGGAGATTTGAAATTGGAATATATTGTACCAATGGATTATAATAGTTTAGTTGTTTATTCTCCAGCAGTATTACATAATCCCTACATTGAAAATGATTGGTTCTTATCTGAAGATAGATTAAGTCTAGCAAGTTTTTATAAAATTACGGATATGCTCCTACAAAAACTTAAATTTAATCAATCTACAGATAAAAATCTTTTTGATGGACTTCATCTGGATAAATTATACGAAATTGTGAAATATAAGAATGAATATCAACATTATATTTCGAATATAATAAATGCAAATGTTAATGAATCTCAACAAGTTAACTCCGTAGAGAGTTGACAAATACAAATAAATGTACTATTATTAATTTAAATAATCTAATTTTTATGACACAAAAAATTGATTCTAACAAATATATTGAATTTGTTCGTCAAACCACCAGTCCGGCAAGTAGTGAATATCCAAAACTTGTTGAGCGTTTGAATGAACTGGAAGCACAAGGTGCAGATGTTTCTCGTCTGATGACTGCTGCATTTGGTATGAGTGCCGAAGCAGGTGAGTTTACCGAAGTAGTTAAGAAGATTTTCCTTCAAGGCAAACCTTATAATGAAGAGAATGTCTTTCATATGAAGCGGGAACTTGGGGACCTGTGCTGGTATCTCGCTCAAGCATGTATGGCACTGAATACCAACTTTGATGAGGTTCTTCAAATGAACTATGAGAAACTGAGTGCTCGTTATCCAGAGGGTGCGTTTGATGTTTATCGTTCTGAAAATCGTGTTGAGGGAGACCTGTGAGTAAAGAGAAGCAAGTAACTATTAAAATGGACGTTCGTTCTGCTGCGGCAGTTCGCCAACTTCTTTTTGAGCATCAAAAAGGATACACATATGATGAGAATTCTGTTCCTCCTCGTGTTGTTGATATTCGTTCTGTCATTGTAGATCTTGACGAAAAGATTGGTGCCATCGTAGGTCAGGAATAAATATTTCAAAAAATATGTCTATTCTTGGAAAAGGAAGGGGAAGACCAATAAGTAGAATTCAATTCGATGCAATTCTTAAAAGATTCATAGTTTTCTTAAAAAGAGAACTGAGTTTAACAATTGATATTCCTTATATTCTTATTGATGATGCTGATTTTTCAAAGAAAATCCGCGCATTTGGTGTGATGAATACTGATGGAATTATTTACGTTAGCATTATTAATCGTCATCCAATAGACATTTTAAGAACTTTTGCTCATGAGTTTGTTCATTATAAACAGTCTATTAAAGGTAAAGTAATGAAATCTAATCCTGGCAGTCCTACTGAAAATGAAGCAAATGCCAAGGCGGGAGAAATTATGAGGAAGTATGGAAAACTTCATCCAGAATTATTTGATCTAATTTCTATTAGGTAATATAATTCTTTTATTGGGGAATTAGCTCAGTTGGTAGAGCGCGGTCTTTGCAAGGCTGATGTCAGGAGTTCGAGTCTCCTATTCTCCACTTTTTAAACTGGCACAAGGTGTGGCGACAGATCAATGATTGTCGATTATCATACTGGCATGACCACAAAACCTCAAATGAAAAACACACACCTCGAACATCCTGAAGACAGCATCCTAACGGGAAACTTGGAAGTATTAGATTGGTTCGTAACTCCTGGCACTCTCAGTGTTAAGATTGATGGAAGTCCTGCCATTGTCTTTGGCACCAATCCTGCTAACGGTAAGTTTTTCGTGGGCACTAAAAGTGTCTTCAACAAAGTAAAGATTAAAATTTGCTATTCTCAAGAAGATGTGTTTGCCCTGTATGATGAGGCAACTCATTCAAGACTGATTGAGATTCTGTGTGCCTGTCTGAAGTATTTGCCTCGCACAGAGACAATCTATCAAGCAGACTTTATTGGTTTTGGTGGATCTTCAGAGTACACTCCGAACACTATCACGTATCAATTCCCCGAGATTGTTCGTCAGACGATTATCATCTCTCCTCACACTTGCTATTATGCTGAGAGCGATCTTCGTGATGCAGTTGCAATGCCTGACCGTTCGATCTGGCGTGATACTGACAACGTGAAGTTTGTGCAACCGAAGGCATCGATCTTCGCTGGTGCAGAATATTTTGCCGACCTCAAAGAGGTTTGTGAGTTTGCCAAATGTATTGCAGGTGCCGTTCAGTTTGCTACTCCTAAAGAGTCTGCACAACTTAAGAAAGAACTCAATGCTTGTATTCGTGAATCTAGGCAGATCAATCCTGATGACTTTGAAAACAAGAACTTGATTAATTTCTGGAACTTGGTAAAGTCAATTAAAGAGGATGCACTATACCTCTGCCGCAATGATGGACCTGCTGCTTACATTGGTTATGATAGAATCGATGCCGAAGGTTATGTGATGACTAATGACTTTGGAATGTTTAAATTGGTCAACCGTGAGGTATTCTCTCATGCCAATTTTACGATTCAAAAGAATTGGTAGTCATAAATATAAGTATATTTCAATATTATGAATAGTTTAATGTCGAAAAATTGGGATAGGTAATGAAAAGTTTTTTTCAATTTTTAACCGAAGCAACTCCTGCTGTACAGCAAGCAAAGCGTCTTGGTCTTGTTGGCGATGGGCATGGAGGATGGTACGATAGAGCAACAAACGAATTTGCTGCAAAAACTGTGAATGGTGAATTAAAATTTTATAATAAAAGGCAACGAATCGGAACTAAAGATTCATCACAAACAGAACAAGAAAAAAATATATCTCAAGGATCTTATGAGCAACCTGCTCAACCTGACCAGGATCCTCAAATGCAACAAGATCCTCAGATGCAACAGGATCCGCAGCAAATGCCTCCTGAAGATCCTCAAGCACAAACTGCACCAGAATCTGAACCTCAACAACCTGCAGGTCCTCCTGATGTTCCCAAAACTAAAGGAACTTTGACAATTGCTTTTGGGCGTTTTAATCCACCAACTGCTGGGCATCAAAAACTTCTTGATATTGCAGCATCCGTATCAAATGGTGAAGATTATATTATTGTTCCTTCTAGAACTCAAGATGGTAAAAAAAATCCATTAGATGTTGACACAAAAATTTCTTTCATGAGACTCATGTTCCCTCAGCATTCTGAGAGAATTATGAATGATGTAAATTTTAGAACCATTTTTGATGTCCTTAAAAAGGCACATAATGATGGATATACAAATGTACAAATTGTATCAGGTGGAGATAGAGTACCAGAATTTGAAAAGTTATCAAATAATTACAATGGGCAATTGTACCAATTTGACAATATAAACACATTATCTGCAGGTGATAGAGATCCAGACTCTGAAGGAATTGGTGGTGTATCTGCATCTAAAATGAGATTGGCAGCTGCTGAAGGAGATTTTGATGCATTTATGGCATGTCTTCCTAAAGATGTTGATGAAAATATTGCAGTTGAGTTATTCAACACTATTCGTCAATCGATGAATATTAAAGAAGGATTTGAAACTTGGGAAGTTGCTCCTAAGTTTGATTGGAAAAATCTTCGTGAAAATTATATTACCGAAAAGATTTTTCAACTTGGTCAATTAGTAGAAAATTTAAATACTGGACTTATTGGTCGTATTATTCGCAGAGGAACTAATTATTTAATCTGTGTAACTGAAGATAATATTATGTTTAAATCTTGGATTAAAGATGTAATGGAGACTAAAAAATATACTGAGAAAAAAATGAATAAGAAATATAGAGAATCTGGAAAACCAAATACTTTAGTTGGTACTAGTGGATTTCTTTCATACGCGAAGACTATGGTTCCTGGATCTTCTTATGGTAAACAATTCATAAATAAATACAGGAAAAATAAAAGTTAAAATCTACAATGGATAATAAAATATTTGAAGAACTTCCAGCAAGGAATATTAGACCTGCTGCATCTCCTGTAAGCGCAAAAAAACCAGCAGCTGCTCAATCAAATACTTCGATGGGAGATTTTAGAGAAAAGGCAAGTCAACTTGCATCAGATGTTAGATATAAGTCTAAGAAAAACAAAACTACTTTGCAGCAAGAATGGCAAAATGAAATGCGAAATTCTCAAGCTCCTATGCAAGTAAAAATGCTTGCAAAAAGAATGCTTTTTGGTAAAGGAATTTCTGAAGAATATGGTGTAGATACATCTGTAACGAATACTGTTGCAAATGCTCTTTATAAAGTATTTGTTGAAGGTTTGGATGAAGTGAAAGAAGATTCTGAAATTTCTGAGGATATGGATGCAATCAAATATGAAGTTAGAGTAACTTATAAGGATACTGGCAAAACTGAAATTCATTTATGGACTCGTGACTTAATCAATAAGAAAAGAGAAAATCCAAACATTCAGCATATTGAAATGGTTGGTAGACCTATTGTTCGTAAAAAAAGAGGAAGTTCATTAGATCCTTATAACAAGTCAACTGGATCTGCTGGTGATGGTGATATTAATAATAATGGAGTTCCAGATACTAATAGAAAAAAAGATCCACAAGGAAATTATCTCTTAAATCGTCGCAAAAAGATTGGTAGTGCAATTCAATCTAATAATGAACAATTTGATATGCTTGAAGCAAAATCAAAAAATACCAAATTAAGATCAAAAACTGATAGAGAAGTTGGAGTAATGCCTAGAAACAAAACAAATAATGTTACAGTATTTCCAGATTCAAAAGTTCAGGAAGAGACTGGATATTCTAAGTTTCTTGAAATGGTAAATGAGAAAGCGGAAAGTGAGCAACAACAAAAACTTTTTGGACTTGCACTTTCTGTTAAAAGAGGTGAAACTCCAAGATCTGAAGCAAGTGCAGAAGTTCTGAAAATTGTTGATACAATGTCAGAGAAAAAAATTCGTGATTTTGCAAAAACAAAACATGAGGAACTTCCTGTTCGTAAAGAAGAAACTGAATGTGGATCTGATTCTGAAAAGAAAGATGGTGAGGAAGATCCAAGATCAATGAAGACTAAAGTAAATCTTGTTAAGAATAAGTTGAGAGCAATGGGACTTAAAATGTCCTATGAACCAGAAGGTGAAGTTCTTGATGAAAGAAGAAGGGAAGATAAAGAAGCAGGAACTCCAAGAAAACCCCGCGATAAAGCATTTGAATTAGTTGCAAAATCTATGGGTGCTGCTAGAGTGGGAGTTAAACCAAGGGGACAAAAAAAAGAACCAGGTAAAAAACCACCTGTCGCTGGTGAATATGGTTCTGAAAGACGCTCTCCTGAGCAAATTGTAAAAAATAATCGTGCGATTAGGAAACAGGGACAAGAAAACATGAGTTCAAGGTTTGATTGATCTAAATAATCCAGGATCATTCTTCACACGAGGTTATTATGTCACTCGCAGCAATTATCGCTTGGGCAACTGCTAATCAAGCACTCATCGCAACTGTACTTTTTGCAGTTTCGGAAACACTTGGAGCAGTTCCAAAAATCAAAGCAAACGGACTTATTTCACTTATTCTTTTACAAGTCCAAGGACAATTAAAATCAAAAGGCGCTAAAGATTTAACACCCTGAGTTTTTAACTCTAAATTATAAGGAGACCTGAATATCAAGGTCTCCTTTTTTTATAAATATTACTAGAAAAAGAATTTTGTAGGTAAGAAACATGTCACTTTGGGGCATTTCAACAACATCGGAAACTGCGGCGAATAAGTACGCCATTCCAAAATTCCAACTTGAGACTGATCGTAACACAAGTCCTTGGAATACTTTCGCAGATGTGCGTGGTTGGATTCAGAGAAGATATAAAACTAAAGAAAATTCTGGACTTTCTACTCGTTA